CTCCGAATGTGATGCTTAGCGTGAGGCCGTCACGCGGCGGAAGATGGACTTGACGAGAAGACGAAACTCGCGCGCTAGATGAACTTTCAACCATTCAGCGGCGAGCGCCCAGCGCGCGATCATGACACCGGCGCCTGCAATTCCGGAAAGTACGACCTGATATCGACCATGCGCCCGGCGTGATAGTTTGGGTGATGCCATGCCGTCACCGGAAACAGCAGCACATGGCCGTCCGTGTTGGCATAGTTGCCTGTCAGGTAAAGATGTTGCTCCTGCCGGCGCCGGGCCGTAATCTCTGGCGGCTTGGTGTAAAGCATCAGCGCCGCGCCGATCTGCTCTAGCGTCCGGTGGCGGCAGAGCGTGTGCAGATTACCTTCGCCGAAATTGTAGCAGGCCGACGACAGCGCATCGTACTGGTACTGCGTCATCGCGTTCTGGTGCGCGGCATTTTCGGCATCGACGGCATCGGTATAGGCCGTGATCTTGCGGCGAAACAGATCGACCGCCTGCTGCAAGGTCAGGTCCTTCGAATGCTGCGGATCGATGCCATCGCTTTTGGTCTGGCCGATGCCGATCGTCCAGACCCCGACGCTATCGAGATAGGGCGACAGACAGATGCCCTCATGCGAGATGATGTCGATCAGGCCGCGTGCCGAGATTTTCATGCGACATTACCGTAGGCGTCCACGACGCGGGGAATGTGGTTAATCATATCTTTCTCCCGCCAAAAGATAGGGTTGCGCCGTAGGGTTGTGTTGAAATATGATGCCAATCATCGCGGCAAGCCGGGAATGACATGCCGTTTCAGCGTATTTTTTGGATTGCCATCATAGCTTTGGTGTTTGCCGACTACGCTTGGGCAAGTGCTCTGAGCCTCGTCATCCGCCTCAATTACAATTTTCTGCTCTCGTTTTGCGGGGCGTTCGGCCTTTCCCTGATCCTGACAAGGCTGGACCGGCTGCCGCGCGTGGCTCTTTTGTCGTTAACCATTGCGCAGTTCATCGTGATGCTATCGGCTACCATCGTGCTGAGCTATCTGGCCGCTGCGATGTGCTTTCCGCTCATCGATCGGCAACTCGCTGCCGTGGATCGCTTGCTAGGTATGGATTGGCTTGCGACCTATCATTGGGTCAAAGCCAATCCCCGCATTGATCGAATCCTAGACCTTGCCTATGGCAGTCTTCCGGTCCAACTGCCGCTCGTTGTGGTCATGCTCAGCGTGATGCGCCGCGACGGGAGATTGCACGAATTCATTTCGATGTTCGGCATTTCGCTTTGCATCATCATCGTGATTTCGCTTTTCTTTCCCGCCGCCGGGGCATGGGATTTCTTCGGCCTGACCGATTTGGCGAACGACTATTACCTTCGCGATTTCTATGCCGTCCGCGACGGCACGATGCGCGTCATAGACCTAAACCATCTCAATGGCATCGTGCAGTTTCCATCCTTTCACGCAGCGCTCGGACTGATCTTCATTCTGTCGACACGAGGTATCTATGTTGTCGCGCCGCTGTCGGTCTGCCTCAACACATTGATGATCTTTTCAGCAGTCACCAATGGTGGCCATCATCTGGCCGATGCGTTGGCCGGTCCGGTCGTCGTCCTTGCCGTTTGGCGGTGCTTGAAATTTCAGCGTTACGATCTCGGGAATGCGGCTGTCGGTACCGTATACGTCGTATCAGACGCATAACGCGCGATGCCCTTTGTGATACGGGCCTCGTCAACGTATCCGTCGAGCGACCAAAACGCGTTATCGTTGGTCGAACCGACCGTTAACTTCGAGGTGGTCGCTGTGAACATGGTCCGAGGCGTTGAAAATGTGGCTACGCAAACACCATCGGAATACATGCGGTATTTCGAGCCGTCGAAATCGACGGCAGCGTGGTGGTACGCACCCGCAGTGATAGCAGTCATTCCCGCGGGGAACATGTCGTCAGTGCCCGTTGATCCGTTTGTCGAAATGGTCCACTCGAGCACATGACCATTGATCCGCAGCATCCATGCGCCCTGACCACCATTGACATCGAATACGGCCAAGAGCGGCTGGTTGGCACTGGCAATCGTGTTCGCATAGTAGAAGCATTCCACCGTGAACGCGCCGGAGCCGAACGTAAAATCGGCATTGGCTGGCCACGAAGCCCCGCCCATGCCAGCGCCTGCCCCAATGCATTTCAACGATGCTGTGCCAAACTTGATCTGTGTCGTCGATAGCGTTGACGAACCGCTGAACGTTGCGGCGCCGTGCAGTTTCGAGCTTTCGTCGGAGAACGATGTCGACCCGTTCGTGCCGTCGAAGCCGGCGAGCAAGACGACGCTGGAAAAATTCGGATCGCCAGAGCCACCTCCGCCGCCCGAAACCGCACGGCGACTCGGAACGATGAGCTGAGGACTAAACAGCACGGCCCTGCCAGCCTTTCGCGGTTGCAATGATGGTGGTTGAGTTGGCAGACGGCGTGAAGGCCTCGACCGCCTGGAACTGGATGTAAAGCGTCTTGGCGCCCGAGGTCGGTTTGGCCACGACGAACCCGCCGGCCTGCGTGTTGTTGGTTTCGTTGAACGTCGGCACCAGGCGCCCCACGGCGCCATCCGAAAATCCGGTCTCCATCCAGCCCATGAACGAGCCGATATAACCGGCGATCTTCTGGGAATAGGCCGCATTGTCGCCACCGCCGACGCCGGAGGAGGCGGTCGGATCGGAATTGAACAGGTAGGCGCGAAACTTCTTGCCGGCGAGCCCTGTATCCGTCGACTTGATCAGGATTTCGTTGATGAATATCGGATCATCATTGACATCGGACACGGTCGCAGACAACGCGGTAACCGACCCGGCAGTCGCATTGTCCGAGATCGAATCGCCCGCCGCATAGGCCGTCGTGTTGGCCGGCCGAGTAAGCGTCGAGAATGCCGCGGCAAACACACGATTGGCAAGTCCCTTCTCGCCATGGATCAGAACGCCGTTGCCGGAGGCCAACGAATTGCCTGCACCGTCTTGGAGTACAGGCATCGGTGAGAAAGGACCGCTCCCAGCGCCGCTCTCGTCCCATTCGCGTCCTGTGATGGCTGTGCCGGTGCCATCAATATATGTTTTGGTCGATGCTGCGCCCGACATTATCGAATTCCCCTATGATGATACATACCGTTATAAAATTTCGAGAAGTCCCATGAATAGGTCACACCGTTGATAGGATAGTTCTGCGGCGTATAGAGCGTGCCGACGCGAACCGTCGTCGGAGTGGTTCCCACGCTCGATCCGATATTGCCGGGTTCAAAGACGGCGTTGATGCAGTGATCTAGCGTCGGCATATGGACCTTTCTCTACGCGCGCGGGAATGCGGCGGCCGGAACGACAAAGCCTGCGTCGCTGGCATAGCGCGCGATCCCCTTGGTGATGCGAACCTCGTCGATCCAGCCGTCTATCGCATTATTACCGGGCTGGCACAGCAGATAGAGTTGCTGGATAGAATTGAACATGCTCGAATCGGACGGCGTCGCGCTCGCCAGCATGACGCCGTTTTTATAGAGCCTGATCTTGCCGGTCGCGTCCTTGTCGACGGCGATATGGTACCAGGTGTTGATCACAAGTGCGGCGCCGCTCGTCGTGATCGAGACAGGGAACGTCGTGCCATCAACTGATGATGCAAACTGGAATTCTCCGGAGGCGAGCGCCTGCAGCATCCAGGACTGTGACCCCGGACTGAAAATCTGCCCGACGATCAGTGCATCAACGCCCAGCGTGTTGAAGCGAATCCAGGTCTCTACCGTGAACTGATCGGAATTGGCGGACGAAAGATGCCAGTCATCGGAATGCGGAAAGCCGATCCCGACCGTCCCTGCGCGTGAGGAAAGCGAGCCAGCGCCGAACTTAAAGGTGCCGGTGTCTATTACGGCCGACGCCAGAAGGTTGGTTTGTCCTGCCGTGCCGTGGGCTCGCAAACTCTCGTCGGTCAGGCCCGGCGCTCCAGTTGAGCCGTTACCCCCCTCAAAACCGAGCAGCAGCACCACGCCAGCGAAATTCGGGTCGCTGGAGAAATCGCACCGCAGGATCGGCTCAAGCATGAACTCGACCGCATAATTGACGCCGTGCGTCGTCTCGGTGACCCGGAATACATCGGAATTAAAGTCATTGCCGAGATCGCGGAGAAGAACCAAGTCGCCGGGCTCAATTTCGAGGCCGTACGCCGTTGCCGTCCCGCTGATGCTCTTGCGCTCCAGATCCTCGCTGTATTTGGTGAACGTGGCAACGGAGGCGCGCATCGACGCGTCCATGATCGCCGGCAGAAAGACGCTCTCGGAATTAACAGATGTCGTCACCTCGATCGGCTCGCGCGGAATCTGCGCCGTAAATGGAACGATGGTGTAATCAGCGTCGGGATCGATGGTCGACAGGATCAGGTCTTTGGTCGACGAATCCGTGCCCTGCCGGCTCGCGACGATATTGCCCGTCAGCCGGGTCGTATCGAGCACCACATCCGGAGATAATGATGTTCCGCGGTCGACAATGCGCAGCTTATCGGTTTGCAGAATGTCCCAGGACGGGAAGAATCGCGCGAACAGTTGAACCGTGCTGAGAAAATCGGCATCCTGGGCAAAGATCAATCCACCGCTCGGCAGCCCGTCCGTGATGCCAGATGTTTCAAACTGGCTCGACGTATAGCCCACATAGGGAGAATAGGCGAGGCGCTCGAAGGCCTCGCCCAGATTGACGTCATCTCCGCTGCCGTCGGCGATGACTGCGGCGACATATGGAATCTTTCCGAACTTGGTGTTGGCTAGCGGAAGGTTTTCAAAGGCGATCAGGATTTGCCCTCGATAGGCCACGGCATCTGCGCCGAAATGAGTGGTTTCCAGGGCGTCCGCCGCTTGTGTTAGCGTGCCTCCGTAAAAACGAAATGTGAAGGCCTCAGATGAGAACCCGGCCGCGCTGGTCCACACCACTTCGGAATCAAACGCGATCTCACGCAAAGTGCGCGTGCCTGTCGGATCGGCCGGGACGCCGAACGAGATGATGAACGAGGCCAGGCCGTTGCTGATCCATGGTCCCGAGATGATGTCGCCGCCGATGCGGCCGACACCGAACACCGACAGCGGAATGATATTGCCATAAAGCGAATATTGGCTCTCAACGGGACTGACGCCGGTCGATGCTGAAACAGCTGCGGGAGATACGGACGAGGGGGTAGACGTGGTCGTGGCTGGACTTCGGTACGACGCATAGGCGTACGTGATGCCGTTCGGCCCAAAACTACCGCCGTTTTGAAGGGCATAGGTCCATGCATCACTGAATGTATACGCGATCGCCATCGACTAGACCTGCTGCGCCGCTGCAGCCGTGCCGAGAAAATGCGGCTCGCCTTGGAAATTCTCTTGATTGGAAAACTTGGCGCATCCGCTCGCGCCCAAGGTCTTGTCACAGCCAGGGTACAGCGTGAGCCCGCGACCGGCGGCGAGATAGCGCGCGCAAGGCTGATAGGTAGTGATGGTCTGCGATGACTGGGTCCAATGACCCATGACGAAAGCGAAACCGGACGACGTCACCGCGACGCCGCCGTCGAAATAGCCATCGGCC